GGTCTTCAAATAAAGCTTTAAGTCCTTGTATAAAGTTTTCTGTTAACTCAGACTTAAGTCCTCTTTCGATTGCAAGTTCGTTATCTTTAACCCACTCTTCTGCAACATAACCTAAGAATGAATCTACTTTTTCAACTAGTTCATCTTTGATTTCGTTAGATGCTTCAACAATCTCGTCTCTCTTTTGAGATTCAAGTTCTTCTTTGATTTCACTAACTTTTGCATTTACAGCAGCTTCAAATACTACTTTTGCTTTGTTTTTGAATTCTTCTGAAAGGTCTTCACCACCAACTAGAGCATCGATGTCATCTGACATATCGTAAGATTCTGATTTTTCATCTTCATCTTCGTCTTCGTCATCTTCATCATCCTCAGAAGCTTCTTTTTTACCTTTCATATTCATGGCTTTAAGATTCTTCTTAGGTTTCATCATTTCATCTTTTTGCTCATCTTCGTCTTCATCTTCTTCATCATCTTCTTCTTTAGATGCTTCTAAGATTGCAGTTAAAGATTCTTTCACAACTTCTTCGTCCTCTGATTTGAAATGTTCAGCAATTTTCTTAAGAAGGTCAGCTTTTGTAGACTCTGATTTTTCATCTTCGTCTTCGTCTTCGTCATCTTCTTTGTCTTTCTTCATCATTTCATTGACTAAGGACTGGATGTCTTCCTTGTCAAGACCTTTTAATTCCTCGATAATTTTTCTAAGTGCTTCCATCTTAGTCATATCTTCGACTACGATTTCTTCCTCATTATCTGCATCTTCCTTATAAGAAGCTGCATTTAATTTCTGAGGGCCATCTTTTTTATCTTGGTCACCTTTTCTCTTTTTACTAGGTTTAGTACCATCAGCTGCTTTATCAACTGATGCAAGAGATTTAGGTACTGGGTCTTTATCTGGAGTTACAACACCCTTATTAGCAACTGGAGCTGATGCTTCAGTTACTTCTTCGTCTTGATTTAAAATATCTTCTGACATGTGTTTTCCCCTTTAATAATTACTATAATTACAAATTAAGAACGAAATATTGTTCTTTACTATGTATTTATAACTTTTATAGTTTAGACAAGAAGTTTTTCATAATTTCTAACTTCTTCTCTTCCAAATGGCGTTGTTTGGTTTGTCGAATCTGGTCTTTCCATGATTCAATCTCTACGGCTCTAAATACACCGCTTTCCTTTATCCACTCAACACCTTCCATAATACCATCTACGAAAGCATCTGGTGCAGAAGGGTCTGCCACGATGTCAGCTGCTGTTGCAAGCATGAAATCGTCTTGGACATATTGTGCATCATTTTTCTGTGAAACAGAACCCATACCCCTACTGGAAACGCCTAGTTTAGCACCATCATTCAATAGTCCTTTAACTATATTACCCATCGGAGTATTCATTATTTTTGCCTTACCGACAAAATTATTTCCATCTTTCTCTAAAGAAGTAATCAAATGACTAACTCTTTCAAGATTGATAGTGGGGCCTTCTGGATGACCCAGTTCCCCATATGCACGATTCTTTTGAATAAACTCTTTGTTGTATCGTCCTACCTCTTTTTCCATTATCTTCATTGGGTAGACACGACCATTTCTGTTCTTTAAATTTGTTTGTAGAAAGACACCTTCAATGAAAGTATCCTTACCCCCATTTGCATTCTTTTCAGTTATTAAATTAACTTGTTCTGATTGCTGTTCTGAAATTAAAAACATATCTTTCTCCTTATTCTATAGTTGCAATTTTCTTTGCAACATCATCATAGGTCTGATTACCTTTTAAACCATTTGTAAATCCTAATGTATCTTCTATTTTTGGTTCTTCCAATACTGATTCTACAAAATCATCTAGGTCTTCACCTAATAATGCAATTAATTGTTTTGCATTCTTTCTTGCTTCCTTCTCATTACGATAAACTGCAAGTTCTTGTCCATCTACATAAACCTTAAATTTATTAGATTTCTTTGCAATAACGACTGGTACTTTCTTTCCTTTAGCACCTTTTTCCATATAAGAATCTACCTCTTGCTCTCCACGAGGTAATTTAAATTTTTTTACTTCATCTAATGAACTAACTAAATCCTTAAACTTCTTCATTTGTTGGTTGTTCCTGTTTGTTTAACCAATCTAATTGAACATCCAATCTTTTACCTTCTATTGCATCTCTTTGTTTGTCTACCATAGAAGTTGCAAAAGCATCAGAAGCTGCAACATTATCACCTGCTTCGATAGAATCAATCATTTTTTTAATGTCATCTCTTGCCATAATTTATTTCCTCTTATATGTCAAAGGAGTCCTCTCCTTCCCCATCTTCGTTATTTTTTTCGTCTTCGATTTGTGAGTCAATCATTTCTATCTCTTCTTCGGATTGTCTAAGAACATTCTTTCTAACCCATTGTTGAGAGAAATATTTACCTACAAATTCGTCTAACTCCCTAAGTGTAGTGATTCTTTCTCTTTGAATCTCTGCATCTTTTAGTTCTACAAAATGAGAGTCCTTCTGAAAATCATATCGGACATTCTCTTTTTCTAGTTCCCATTCCTCAATTGGTAAAATACCTTTTAATACCAGTTGAGTTTTAAGTATGTCGGTAAACATACTACTAAACTTCATTCTGAGTCTATCTACAAATCGTGAGAACTTAACCTCATCTCTTGATATCTCAGTTGTCCTACCTAAAGAGAAACCACTTTCAGTTTCTAACCTAGAGATAGGTACATTTAAACTTCTGAACAGTTTTCTTTGGAAGTATATAATATCTTCTATTTCACCTAGGTTTTGACCGCCAGGTAAGGTGGTAATCTCTGTTCCTCTTCCACCTTCTCTTCTTGGTAACCAGAAATCTTCCAACATACTCATATGTTTTCTGTCATCTCTGACTTCACCTGTATCTGCATTGTAGACTAGTTTATTCTTGTACCTAGTCATAGTATCTGCAAGATACTGTTCTGCTTTTGCCTTCGGAAGGTTACCTACATCAATATAGAATATCCTTCTTTCTGGAGCTCTTGATATCCTATAGATAACAAGTGCATCTTCCATCATCTTTAACTGGTTAGCTGCTTTCAATCCTTTGTGCATATAACCGATGATGTTTCGTCTTTGTGCATCCATCATTCCAGATGTACAATAAACTATTGCATCTGGAGATATCTTCAAGGTTTGAGTTCCTTGCCCTGCCATGTAGTTTTTTTCAAAACCACTTTGGTTATAGGTATAGAACTCGTTAACCTTGTCGATAACTTCGATACCTTGTGCATTCTTTTTCTTCTGCACTTCCCTAATCTTTTTAATCTGAATAGGGTCTATCATTCTTAACCCAACGACACCCTTTTTAGGATTCTTTGGGTCAACCAGTAAATGGAAGTACATCCTTCCATCTACATACCACTTTCTGAATATCTCAGAAGAGGTTTGGTTGAATCTGAGAAGTCTTAGTATTTCTACAAATTCTTCTCTTATTTTGGATTTAATTGAATCTGAAAATTTAGTTGCATCTAAGTTTATACCAACTTGGGCATCTAAATCGTTATTAGAGATTGCTTCTTGGACGATATCGTCAATTGCCATATCAACCTCTGGTATCAATGACATCTGTCGGTATCTTACAATTAAATCTGATTCAGACTTAACTCCACCTTCCATGTCAACAAATTGACCAGAAGCCATACCCCCACCAATCGAATATCCACCCTGTCCTATCTCTAGAACTTGGGCTCCATCATCGTTGATAGGTGCAACAAAGGATGGTGCGTTATCCTCGTCGCTCTTTCTCTTTATTTCAAATCCAAATATTTCCATAATATATATTTATAACACTTGAGAAGAACCCTATTAAAGAGTTCTTTCCCAGTGTGAATAACTGAATGTTACATCAAAAGTCTGTATCTCATCAGCAGTATCATAACTTAAGTCGATTTGTGCTAAAGTTTGAGGATACATATTATACAACTCATATGTTGCAATAATACTGTCATCCCTATTTAATTGAGATATAGTTGCTCTTGAAACTAGATAGTCTAGGTCTGTCGCACCGACACCACTATCTAATTGTTGTATGCTTTCCATCCATGCTTCTACTGCACTTCGAGTAGAAAAGTTTACATCGTTAATGATTGTTACTGTCCAATCTTCAAAGGTTCTATCCCCAGCTATTTTTAGTCTATGACCTCTAAAAGGTACTTCGACTACTGGTAAAGTTGAGCCTGGAATCGCAGCTGTTTTACACATAAACTCGATTCTCTCACCCATTCTAGGAATATAGACTTGAAATCTATTAGAACGAACACCACCAGCGATTAACTGTGATTTAAATTCATCTATAGTTGCCATCGTTTACTCCTTAGTTACCATATTGGGTATTAGTAGCACCATACACTTCTTCAAACTCTACACCAGACCTAGCTGCAACAAAGTTTAGTGTAATGAAGTTGATACTCTTATTTGGTTTAACAAAAATAGAAGCTTGGAATTGATTTGCATCCACAACTGATTGTGGGTTATTTGTTTCGTCACAAATAACTTGGAAATCAACAACCCCTCTTCTCCCTTTTACTTGTCTTAAGAAAGGTTCAATAGTTGCTCTAAATTGAGCTCTTGTAAATGCATCGTTAAATTCGAATAATTGGAATTTAGCTGCAGTTGCTATTGCTTTCTCCATGACTATGAACAATCTTCTAACATTGATTCTATCAAATGCACTTGCATTTGAAAGTAAAGTTTTATCTCCGAACAATACTGTCCCTTGGCCAGGGAAAGTTACTATTGGATTAACTCTCTTCTTATATAGTTCGTCTCTTTCAGCTTGATTAGGATTGAAAGACAACTTAGTAATACCTAAGATTTGTCCTCTGTTGAATCCTGCTGGTGAGAACCATGCGTCTCTTTGGACATCTGTTCTTGCCATAAGACCTGCTGTATGTCCACAAGCTGGTACATAGCAGAAGTTATCTGTGTACTTATCGTACTGATAACACCATGCACTATCTAAAACTGCATAAGAACTTGAAGTTAGTCTGTTTGCAAATGGTACAATACCACCTGTTCCACTTACTTCTTGACCTTCATTATTCACGCAAGATTGTTTTCTTGGTGATATGACTGCCATACAGTCCTTTCTTGCTTCTGCAATTGCAATTAAATTGTTTGCTTGTGTTACTGCTTCGTCTTCTGTTACTACATCATTGTTTGAACCATCGTCACCATTTAATGGGCCAGCAATTAAAAAGTCTACATCCTCTGTCTCTGCATCTCCAAGATATGTTGAAAATCCTGCTTGCTTTTGACCAGCGGTTAGACATGAACCATCTGTACCATCTGTTAGTGATTCTGTGATTGGTAATGTATGTGTATCAAATACTGCACCAGCAGCTGCAAATGTGTTGCCTGCCTCTGATGTATTTGAATTGTGGTTTGACCAGAAAATGTAATTAGAGTTGTATCTGATTTTGTCTACATAGTAATTTGAGTTACCTTCTGCGTCTTTAGCATCGGATGCCATTGAAAGACCTTCGTATATCTCAAGTATTTCTCCAACGATTCCAGTTATTAAACCATCTTCGTCTTGAACCACTACATGAATTTCATCTAAAGAACTTGAGTTTGCAAGTGCATCTGGACTTGAGCCAGGTGCTTTTGTAAAGTTCTTTGCAAATTCCCATTCACGAACTACATTATCACCATTGCCTGGGGCAGTTTGAAATCCAGATACTCCATCTGAATCTAATACTACTGATAGTGTATTCGTGTTTATGGCAGTGATTTTATAGACATCTGTTTGTGAACCAAATTTAAGTTTATCACCAACGACAAACTTAGTACCATCTGCAACAGTTATTTCTGTTTGACCAACAGAAATACTATTATCTGAAACTGCACTTGATACAGTTTCACTAAACGCAGCTGCACTTGCACATACAGATACTTTTAAACTATTACCTAAGGCACCAACACATCTTGCAGTCCAATGTCCTGCGTTAGATGGAGCACTACCAGAATGATAATTATTATCATAGTAGTGTGTAGCGTTTTTAATCAGTAAACCAGCTGAACCAGAAGTAGCGTTCAACATTCCTGTTGAAACTGCTCTTACAACTTTTAAGTTATTTCCATATTTCAAGAAATTTGCAGCTGAATAAAAGTGTTCTTTTTTCTTTGCCTCATCGAGGTAAGTGTCTGAACCTTTAGGTTCACCAAACACTGATACTAATTCTTTCTCAGAACTAATAGTTCTAACTTCATCAACTGGGCCCCAACTAAATGAACCAACAAAACCACCAATACTTGATGATATAGCTGGGACTACATTCGTAACATCTATTTCTCTGACTTGTACGCCAGGTGATACTTGAAATGCCATTTTTAGTTTCTCCCTAATATTTAAAGTTTTCTATAAACAAACCATTTGTTTGATTTGTATTAGTATTTAGTATTTTATTAATTTTAAAAAGTCCCATAATTTGTGTCATCATCGTCCACTGTCCATAAATCACCACCTTCTTTAAAGGTTTTAGACTGATAATTTCCACTATCCATGATACCTATTGGGACTATATCGTCTTCGATTTCTTTTTGTTTTTCTGCATATAACATGGATTTTAAGTCTGCATTTGACATATCTTTGAATAATGGTGTACTAACGAACCATGCAAACAATACACAATTCATGACCATATCGTCATGACAACCACCATCTGCTTGCCAAGATTGTCCTTTAGATACAAAAGTTGCAAATTCTTGTATAGTATCTGTATCTCTTATATAGAGTTTCTTTTCTTCCATTATTTCTTTCAAAGCTGCACATCCTAGTGCTTTTACCTTTTTAGTCATACGAACACCAACACCATCTGACTTAACTGCACTGGTCATAAACATATTATCGTATTCTAATTCATAATATAATTCTCTACATACCATTGCACCTTGGTCATTATTTTCTACAATAATAAGTGCATCGTTGTATAATTTACCATATTTTGCACATATATCTGGTAATAACATAGGAGATATCATATTATCTCTAAATGTGCATACTTGTTCAAACATATTACCATCATGTATATCAAATATAGTAAATGTAGAATAGTCCATACCCTTACCCTGTGCAACATCTACAGTCATTATATACTCATGGTGTGGTTTAGGTTTCTTATAAACTCTTACATTACCATATAACTCCATAGGATTTTCAGATGTAAGTCCTAATATAACATTAGATGGTATCAAAGTTCTACCAGTTCCTAAGAAGGAATTACCAAACTCTTGTTCAAACTGCAACTCAGATGTATTTGCAATGGTCTGTTTTTTCCATTGTTCGTCTCTGCCTGGCACATCATGCCAGTTAACTTGGTAGTTTGCAAATTCATTTGACCCTGTGACCGATGCTTCCCAGATACGATGAAACATATTACCTACTCCATTTGCAGTAGATGTAATAATAACCTTTGAGTTTTTACCAGATGTAATTACTGGATATGTACCAGTATAAAATGGTTCTGCATTCTCTACAAAAGCAAACTCATCAAGATACAGAAGGTTAACAGATAATCCACGAATCGAGGATGTTGTTGTAGCAGATGCAATAATTCTAGAATTGTTTTCAAAATCTATACTCCCTTTATTTAATGCTTTAGTGCCTGGCTGTAAAAAGAATGGTACATTTTCTAACATCGTAGTTATACGAGATAACATTTCTCTTGCAGTTGCACCTTTGTTAGCAAGTATTGCAACTGTTTGTTCTGGATTGAATAGTAAATACCAAAGAAGATATGCACATACTGTTATTGATTTACCACTTTGACGACATGCAAGTACTATACTAAAACGATTATCATTAAAATGTTCTATAAGATTTTGTTGATAATCATATAATTCAAAAGGTACTAAACCTTCATCTAGTGATATAATTTTAAGATATTTTTGTATAAAGTATTGAGGCTCACGAGTACATTTTAAATACTCTTGAACTTTCTCATTATCCCAATCTTCTGTAACACCTTGTCTTTTGACATTGATATTACCAAGATATCCTTCATTCTTTGGTTTCGGCATTCTGTTTCTTTAATAGTTTCTGCAACTCAGCAGTAGACCCCACGAATAAATTTTGATTTGTTGTTTGATGTTTAGGTCTATCATCTTCTAGGTCATCCATCATTTTCTGTATTTGTAGTAATTTTTCAGAAGTTTCGGATACTGTTTTAATTAATTGACCAGCAACCTCATATGTCCTAGGATGTTCACTTTCTTTTGCAAGGTCTAGGATACCCTCTATTGCATCTTGACCCCTCTCTACGAGTCCATAGAGAGTGTTTCTGGTGTATTTGTAGTCTACCTGTTGTTCACCCTTCCTTTCACTAAATCGGCCGTTAGCATCTCTAGGAACGAGTTGTTTATTAGTTTCTTTGACTACTTCTTCTGCTTCATTATTGATATCTAGAAGTTCATCTAGTTTTTCATCTATAGATTGTTTCATAATATATTACCTGTTAAGATATATTTATATTACCACCCATACCACTGTGATTTGTACAATAATAGTATAGAGTAGTTGGTGTATTATTATCTACAACTATTTGTGTATATGCACTACCATCACCAGCTGTTCCATTAATTGTTACTCCAGTTGTATACTCAGAACCACCAGCATGTGTTCCATCTGGAGTTGCTGATAATTTTAGAGGATGACCACTATTTGAACCATGTGCTTGTGCAAATCTATAAGTTTTACCTCTATTTAAACTAAATGATTGTTGTTGTACACCATTGTAGTAGTATGCATTACCAGTTTGATTATATCCACTTTTAGCTGCAACTGAAATTGCATAACTTGTAATACCATCATTCGATACCTCACCACCACCTGTTTGACTTCCTTGGTCTTCTGGTGATTGGTCTCCAATTGCACCTATGGTTGTTTTATCAGTATTGTAATCTGTATTATTACCATCAAAAAAGTTTACAGTTTCAGTTATATTTAATGGTGTTGTTTCTGGACTTACATTTGTAGGATTAGGTACAAAAGAAATTTCACTTTGTCTTCCAGCATTTACATCTACTTGACCATCATCTGATATATAAGTTCTTGCACGAACATCTCTAATAACTTCGGATGATGATATAGAACCATACAGATAAGTTTTCATTTCAAAGTTTAGTGTCCAGACAATTACTCTACGAGATTGAAAGTCACCTTCATACTGGTCATCATAAGATACATCTGATAATATGATTGGTACATCTCTTTTTTCATTAGTGCCTGGCACTGTAGTCATTGTGACTGTGAAGTCTGGTGTAAAGAAAGGTAGTATCTGTTCTACAATCTGTAATGCATCTTCGGTATTTTTTGCCATACAATACAAACCAAATTGTATATTATATGGAACTGGTGCAAATTGAGTTTTTAAAACTGAATTATCAGATGCATCATGTAACTTATATTGTTTTAGTTTACCTAATTTTCTTTCTGCATCATAATTAAGACCTGTAATATCAAATGCCATTCTAGGTAATGTCATCGCAACTCTTGAATTAGTTGTATCCATGATATCACCTGCTTGGTCTAATCTTGCAATAAACTTTTGTTTAGGGCCATAAGATAATGGAACTCTTATGTTCTGTGATGTACTTCCATCTGCATTGTCTCTTTGAATATCAATCTCATTGAACATAGTACCAAATACTGATACTGCTCTTTTGATTGCTTCATGATAGAAATGTGCTTTACCTAACATTTTTGATTCCTAGTACATAATTTTCTGCAGCCGATTCTGCATATGATTCACTATGTTCTTTATATATTTCGTCTGTTACCCACATATTACCTTCAAAGTATCTAACACCCCAGTGTCCTTGAACACTTTTGAATACTTCTGCTCTTCGATTGTCTTGCCAATAATCATGATACTTTCGGTCAAAATCTTTCATTCTGTTTTCATCTTCTTTCATAATATTCATATACCAAATTGCCATGTATGTATTTATATTGACCCAAATGGGTTGCTTTCACTAAAGTCTACTATGTTATCACCAGCAGTTTCAAAGTCTTTGTTATCTGCAAGTGGGTCATTAGGCATTGTATACATGTCTGGTGCAACTGTTATTGTTCTGGTTGCATTGCTTGTTGCACCTACTATATTACCAGCATTTGCATTTGATGATAGTACAAACATTGTGTTTGTAGCTGGTGTTGCAGTATCACTAAATGTAATGTTATTAACCTTAAGTATTTTCTCACTTGCACCTACAGATGAGTAAGATACAACATTACCAGATACAGTCTTGCCTGTATTAACTGTTTGTGTTACAGTTTCACCTACTACAAAGTCTCCAGAACCAGCACCAAGTGTCATTGATACTTGATATGAGAATTGGTCTTCAATATTATCAAGTTCTGCAATACCCACATCGATTTCTTCATGAGAGTATTCATAAGTTTCACATTGTAGTTTGAATACATTAAGTTTACCCAACTGGTAGAATGGATTCTCATGTTCCACAAATCTGATTTCAAATACTTGGTTTCCGAGAGGGAAATAGATTAAGTCTCCTTCTTGAGGTCTTGTTGATGTTGCAAGGTTTTGGTCTAATGATATAAATCTTTGCCATGTCCTTCTAGACAAAACAAATGTTGCTTGGTCTCTTACTTCTACACCAAACTTAGATAATAGGTCTCCTTCACCTTCAAATCCTTCGGTGTTTTCAATATACATTTCAACTGCATATGCATCACCAAACTTAGATGATGTGTCCTCACCAAACAGTTCATCCTCATCTACAATCTTTCTAGGTAAATAGAAACATTCGTGACCATAGAATCTCAAAGACTCTACAACTAAATCTTCGTGTAAGTCTTGTTCAGATTTTACTGCATGGTTAAAATAAACATTAGTAGGCATTGATTACC